TCTCCTGCTCGGTGCGAGCTTGCTCTACTGGTCGGATGTGGTGCACGTCCACGCCTGGCGTGATGTACCCTTCGGCTCTGCATAGCTCACACAGACCGCTGGCTCGCTGGAACACGGAGGCTCTGAGTTGCTTCCATGCCCGGCTGTTCAGTAGTCGTTGGTATCGCTTATCTCTGCTCATGTGCTCACCATTCCGAGCCGAACGGCGAGAAGTCCACATCGGCTTCGAGGTCGTCGGCGTTGTTGTCGTTGTTGTTGCTGTCGCTCTGCTCTGCCTCCATGTCTGACGCCTCGCGGTCGGCATCGGTGGGATGTAAGGTCTGCTGTCGGAACTGTGGACTGTCGGGCGAGTAGTGGGGCTTACGCTTGGTGCGCTTGCCGTAGGCTGCTGCCTGATGGCCGTAGTCGGTACGGTCGCCCATCTGTGGACCCTCGCGGCTGGCATCGTCGAGGTCGAGCAGGGTCTGTGCATCTATCATCGTGTCGAGGGTTTCGCGCACGCTGTGGGTGCCCAGGCTGACGCCGATCTGTCGCAGCTTCTGGTAGTGGCGGCGGAAGATGACCTCTGTAAGTCGCTCATAGATCATGTCAACGTTCTCGGTCTGTCGGCACTCGCCCATAAAGGGTTTGTCGAGCATGACCGCTCCGAAGCCTCGCTTGCCCTCTTGGCTGAGTATGAGTATCATCTGGGCAATGTTGTACTCGCTGTTGGGTGCCACGAGATTGAACGCTCGTTGCCATCCAGCATCGAGATCGAGATTGTCGATGAGCTGTTGTATCTCCGGCGATAGGCGGTGCTGGTCGCTGGCTGCACGGATCATGGCGTAGATGAACTGCTGCAACATGTGGTATGTGTCGGTCTCCAGACTGTTGCATATCGCGTCCCATACCACGGCTGCCGACGGGCTTATCTTCGTTCCCATCGGCACGAACTTCTTCTGCTCCTCTGCTTGTGCTGAGTTGTTACGGCTTTTGTCTGTCATTGGAATAAAGGTCTAAGTATTGGGTACTCCATAAGTATCTCGCCCACCGTCATCACGTCGGCCACTCGTGAGGTGGGCATATCAGGGAAATGCTTCTTGCCTGGGTATGCTCGGCGCATCTTCTCGCGCCACTCCCTCACCCGTGGGTCAGCCATCTCCACGGGGTCGAGGAAGGGTGCATCGTCTGTTGGGGCTGGCATGGTGGCAGGGGTCGCGCCCTGTCCTCCGCCTGTATGCTGGTCGGTCTGTCTGCCATCGGATGTCTGTTGGTCGGGCAGCCTGCCGCCGCCCATGATACGGATGGTGATGTCGGCGATGTCGGCTTTTGGTCCGTCGTCCTCGCTGACGTAGTGTGTACGGAAGAAGTCGGTATAGACGCGCACGTTGTCGGCTCCCAGCTTGGCGCAGACCTGCTGCCACTGCTCGATGCCGTCGCGGTCTGGCCATAGCCACACCGTGCGACCCTGGTCTATGAGGGGCTGCATGGAGTCAAGGTTGAGCCAGTTGAGTCCACCACAGGCCAGCCACAGTCCTTGATGTGGGTCTCCGTAGTAGTTGGCCATGATGACTGCTGTCTTTTCGCTCTCTACTACGTTGACGGGGGCGTCAGGGTAGCGAGCCAGCAGGTGCGCTCCGAAGAGTGGTCTGATGATGGTGTGCTGGTCGGGGTCAAGCCGCTCGCGGATGCCTGGCTGATTGTATATCCAGCCGGGGTGCTCCTGCTTGTCACGGTGTCCGTTGTCCAGATATCGCATCAACTTAGCACATCGCACGTGGCCCTCATGGTCTATCTGCCAGAAGGTCGTGCGTCCGTCCTTCCACCCCATCACGCAGTACTGCCACAACGTGCGGCTCAACTGCTTGCGCTCCGCCTCTCCCCATGGTAGGGTGTAGAGCCAGTCGATGAAGTTGTTGGGGTGCTGCCGCTTGGCGAGTGCGCCAACCCATTCTCGCGGTATCTCCAGCAGGGGCGGTGGCGGCGGCACGGGTTTCGGTGGCGGTGGCGTGTAGTTGACTGGCACGTCATCCACCAGAATGCTGTACTTTTGTCCCAGCCATCTGATCGCGTCTGGAAACGTCAGCCCCTCGTGGCGCATCAGGAACCCCACGCTGTCGCCCTTGGCTCCACAGACGAAGCACCGAAACGTGTTGCCATCCTTCAGTCGCTTAGGGCGCACGATGAAGTTGCCCGTGTGGCGGTCATCATGAAAGGGACACAGACCGGTGCGGTTCACTCCTGCCTTACGCAGTTGTACGAACTCGCCCACCACATCCTCGATGTTGGCAGCGTCCTTGATGCGTCGGATGGTTAGGTCGTCGATTTTCGGCATAGTATCGGGTTGTGCTAAATATTATTTGGGGAATCATCTGCTCTGTAAAGCCATAACGCGTGCGCGAGGTCTGCTGTGGTTGCGTGTCCCGATGCCCCTGCCCCTCTGCCCAGGGGCAAGGGGGCATTGCGGACGCGAGACCTATGGGGCTTGGGGCGTGATTATATACCCCTTTAGGGGTATAAAGTTTTTTGGGGAATCATTTTTTTTTAGAATGGGGCATCATCGGTCGGTGGTGCTGGCAGGGGGTCTTGCTCCTCGTCCTCGTTGGGGATGAGCAGGAAGCAGCCTTTCTTTTTCACGCTGCTGTTGATGAGTAGTCGCTTGTTGATGAGCATCTGCAGGTCGATGTCCTGCTTTGGCTTGTTCGTCTGCTTGCCATACTCGCGGATGATGATATCCTTCACTACCTGTCGCGTCGCTGGCCATTCCACGTTGTTCTTCGCCTCGCGGAACCACCGCTCCACCTCGTTTATCGGGTCACCCTCGATTTTGGCAGGTTGTGCGGCTTCCTCCAGTTGCACCGGCATGCCCCACGACGTAATAGGCTCTACGCGGAATTTCCAGTCAAGCATGTCTTGGCCACGAGCCTTCTTCTGCGAGACGGTGAAGGTCACTTCACCTGACTTGTCGTTCTTGTCTTTCTTCGTTTGGATCACGTCTGTCACCTTGCGTTCCACGAATGAGCCGAGGTGGCCGACGAGCTTCTCACCGCCTGGGTTTTGGTGGACGATGCACCACAGGCTGATGCCGTAGTGCGAGGCTGTCTGCATGCACTTGTAGATAAGTTCTTGGCAAATCTTGTTGTCGTTGAAGTCTGCTACCACGTCCAGCAGACCGTCAATAAACACCACCGTGGGACGGTAGAGGTAGATGGCTTTCAACGTCATGCGCCACCGCATTTCAGCAGAAGTTACGGTGTGTCCGTCCACCTGCTGCTCTGGCACCTCTCTCAGCATGATCACGATGAAGTCGTCCCACGGTTCGTTGATGGGTCGTCCACACATGGTCATCACGCGGTTCTTCACGGCTATGGTGTTGGCTTCCTCCATTTCCGTGTCGATGTAGAGCACTCGCGGACGTGGGCAGATGTCGCTCAACTCGTATTTCAGTCCACCGAACTCGCCACCGAGCAGTGCGGCCATAAACATCGCGATGGTCATCGTCTTTCCGTTGCCCGCCTGACCGGTGATGGCGTGGATGCCTCCGAGGGGCGCGAACTTCACGCCCTGCCATGAGAGCGTGTATCGCGGTGCCTCGTATGCCTTGGCGAAGTCGAGCAGGTAAGGTCCTACATCGGCACTCTCCCATTGGTCGCCTTTTAGGAAGTCCAGCATCGGGTCGCGTGGCTCTGGCTCACCTGGTAGGGGTATTTTGTTTTGCTCTGTTTCTGTCATATTGTTATGGTATTAACGGGGTGTCGCTGGCGGTCTGTTTCCTGACGGGTCATTTCTCCAGTTCCTCCTGCGTCCGGCTCTTCATATCGGCAATCTCGCGCAGGGATTTCTTCATTTCTCCCTTCGTGCGGAATATCTCGTCGAAGTCGTGGATGGCGTTGCTGCTGCTGTCATAAAGCAGGTCGGGGTTTGCCCATGCTTCGGCCAACTGTGTCACGCCCATTTCGATGTTGCGCTGCTCCGTCGGCTCAAGCTCGTAGTGAACGGTCGGGTCTGTCAGGTCGAGGGCTTTTATCCATGCTGCCAGTACTCGGCGCAGCGAGAGCTGTGAGAAGATGCCCCTCACGATTTTGTCGTCGATAGGCAGACTCCGACAGGCTTCCTCTACTGCGTGCTCGTGTATGCTGCAGGCAAGATTGAGTACCGCCATGCCAACCATCGGCCATGCCAGCAGGTCGGGGTGTGCTGCCTTGTGATTGACCAGGCTCAGCCGGTACTTGTTCCAGAGGCTCGTCACCAGCGGTCGCGTCTCTTGGTAGGCATAGGCTCCCATACCCTGCCAAAACTCGAAGTATTGTCTATCGGTGATGTCGCCGTATTTTTTTCGCGTTGCCTCGCCCATGTAGGCTACATGGAAGAAGGGGTTGCTGTCTGCATGGAGCAGGCGCGACTCGTAGTCGTGCCACTCTTTCAGGGCTTGGCGGTATGCCTGCTTACATTTGTGTCTGTAGTTGGGGTGTCGCTTTGCCTGGTCGTGTGCGTCGAGCATGATGGCGATGGCTGCATTGTTGGCCACACCAGTTGCCAGCTTCACCATCGAGGCTACGGCTCCCACCTGTCGCTCTATCTCTTCTCTGCTGCTCATATCATCCAGCGTTGGTTAGGTAGTAGTGCTTTGTCTTGCGGTGTTCCGGCAAGGTCTCTATCGCCAGAGAGCCAACCCGTAGGCTGGCTCTCTGGGAAATAATCAGAATGGCAGGTCATCGCACTCCGCTGGTTGCTGCTGTTGTTGTGCCGCAGGCTGTTGCTGTTGTTGTGCAGCTGGTTGTTGCTGTGGCTGTGCTGCAGGTTGCTGCTGTGGCTGTCTCTTCACACTCTCGATGAAGTACATGCGCAGATTGTTGTAGTACTTGCCATCATACTCACTCGCGTGGTGTCCGAAGCCAATCTTCACTTCCATCCCCTCCTTGATGTGGGGTATGATGTCCGTGTCGAGGGTCTCCAGCACCACTGTGTCAGCGTATCGGTCGCTCGGATTTTCGAAATACTCAAAAATGAAGGGCAAAGCCTTCCATTCGTTGCCAGTCTTCTGACTCGTGCCGCTCCGCATGGGCAGCACTTGTTTGATACGTCCTTGGAAAATCATTGTCGTATTGTTTTAATTTAAGAATGAATTATTTTTCGTTCTCCGCTCCGGAGTCACCTCGCAGGGTGCTGCCGCCTCGTCGCTCCACGAGGTCGAGGCCTTGCCGTTGCAGGTACTCACGCGCCGCCTGCCTTGCTTCCTTCGACTTGCACAGTCGCAGCGCGTTGGCAAGCGCCTTAATCTTGTTTTCGCTGATGCCGAACTCCTCGTGCAGTACGATGTCGGTAGTGTATGGGTAGAGGTTGATGAATGTAAACAGGACATCGAACAAATCGTCTGTCACCGCTATCTTTCGAACTTTTGTCTCGTCCCTACATCTGCCTCGCTCGTTCGCAATGTCCGTGACTGCTTCCAGTCGCCATTTCAGCTCGTCAACCTCGCGTCGGTGCGCTGCACTCTCGTCTGTCAGTTGCTGCATCAGTCGATTGATGCGCCGTATCAGCACAGCGTCATGTGACTCCGGATTGTCCTGGCTGTCGCTCTGAATCTTCAACTTCTTGCGCAGATTCTCACACTCGGCGAGGCTCTGTTTGAGTTGCTGACCCATGCGCTGCACCTCTTTCTTCAGCTTGACGCACTCACGCGCTGCCGTTTCGTCCGTTCGGAACTCCACGCGGCTCGTTGGCCGCTGATCATAGATGATGCCGCCGTGGTGGTGAATATCACCAACAGGGCCGTGGATATAGAACACTCCACCGTGAGCGTGCAGATCTTCTATCCGCTCGTGGAAGGAGTGCATCCCTCCATGCACATGTAGATCGTCAATCATACTACTTGTTACTCTAAGTTTCCAACCAGTCCGAGGATGATGAGAAACACTATCAATCCGAGGTGTGTATATACCACTTCCGCGTTCGTGAACGTCTCGCCACCGATAGCCGAGAACCAGTTGTTCTTACGACTCATCCATTCGTTGAATTTCTTGCTCATAGCTCTTTTCTGTTTTAGTTGGTTTGTGATACCCGTCTGCGTTATCGGAGGCTTCGGACTCCCATTGCAACCGCAATGGCCGCATTAGTATCATCAGGCTGCTGTCTCGGCTCCACGACGCTTTCCTCGCCGCTTCATGGCCTGCCAGATTGCTTTCGCCCTGCTTCTTGCACCTCTGCTATGATGGAGCTTATGCCTTGCGCAACTCGCCCCCGCTTATTGGTGTGACTTCGATGCCGTTTCATCCAGGCTGCCACCGCCCTTTTCTTCGCTCCGCCCGTTTCCGCTCGTTGCGTCCGCCGTTCTGGATTGCTTGCCGTTTCCTTGTTGCTTTCTGTTTTCTTGTTGGCTTCTGCATCCTTCACCCTGCTTCCGCTCGTCCTCGCTTCCACCGCATCACTCTCCGGCCCTTCGCCCTGTTTTACCCACCTGGCGCGTAGTGCTTGCCGCTGTTTCCAGACTTGCGGCCCGTCATCTTTGAGGAAGGTGGTGGACTCGAACCACCGCTCACCTAAGCCTTTCGCGCGTTGCCTATCGGCTCCGCCTTACTCCATTTGCAGGCTTGCCCCTGTTGTTCCTGCTTTACCTTCCGCCTTTTCTGCGTCTCTCAGTGCCTCCGCCTGCGTCTCGTTGGGAAACTGCGAGAGCTGCCAGCGTTCTGTCTGTTGATATGTCATCGCAACACCTTCTCTGCCTCACGCATCTTTGCGTTTCTCAGTTCCTTGATGCTTCCGTCGGACACCATCCGGCTAATCTTGTGCAGCGCGTAGCCCCAGCCTGTCTGATGTTCCCGTCCGTCCGTCTCGTCGCTAACGATGGCCTGCGTCCTTGGCAGCAGGTGACCGTACCTCTTCAGCCAGTCCTTCGATATGAACCCGAACTGTCTCGTCAGCTCTTCGCCCGTCACATACTGCTCCTGGTACTCCTCCATGATAGCCCGCATCGCGGCCCTCACCTCGCCCGTCACCTGTGCTCTCAGCTGCCTGTCCATGATTACGCCCTTTTTGTTTGTTGGTGTTGTTCTTGTCTCATGCTTTCCTTGTGATGCTGATCGAGCACGCCTGATAGTCGCGCTTGATTGACCACTCGCCCTTCTGCTCGTTCTTCAGCTGATTGCACGTCGTAGCCGCTGCCTGTAGTTTTGTCGGCTGTGCCAACGTGAAGATGCGCGTCTGACCGATGTGCATCTCCAGCAGTTCTTTTCGTGTAACTTTTTCTTGTGTCATTTGCTTAAACTTTATTAAATATCTAACACTTTTGTCAGATAATCGGGAAGAAAGCCGTATATTTGCAGTCCTTCACCCCCGCAAAGTGCCGTAAGGTGCTTTTGCTGAAAAGACGCCCAACGTCTGACGGCTATCTCTATGCCCGATTACCAACTTTATTGTTTTCGGGTGCAAAAATAATACAAATATGTAATATAACAAAGAAAACAGATACAAAAGGGTAATATTTTAAGATAATTTAATAAATAAAGTGTATTGTTTGTATGATTGGAAGGCAGAAAAGATTACATGAAGTATATGATCACCTAAGAGAATTTTTCGGTGTTCATACACAAACAGATTTTGCAAAAGCTCTAAAGTATTCGCGTGTATATATATCGTCCGCGATGAATGGCAACGAGAAAAATTTGACCGACAAGCTTTTCACGAACATCTGCGAGGCCTATCCTGGTATGTTCAACCTCGAATACCTCCTGACTGGCAACGGCACCCTGCTCACAACTGAGGAAGAAGTCTCGATTGATCGGCTCACGGCTCCGACACCTGCACCACAGCAGACTGCACCAGGCACACCTGACCTCTCGTCTATGGTCAACGCTATCATTGCCGCCAATGCCGACACGATAGCCGCTCTGAAGCGCGAACTCGTAGCAAAGGAAGAAACCATCGAAGTCTTGCGAAGCGAAGTCACAGCACATGAGCAGACCGCAGCCACCCTCCGCTCCCAGCTTGACGACAAGGACGCAATAATAAAGGCGAAGGACGACCTCATAGTCACTCTGCGCCAGCAACTCGCCCAGGCTCGCGTCTCCCTCTCCGACTACCCCTTTCCCCTTGGCGTAGCCGACCGCACAAATATAGAACGAAAACCCCAAAAATAACCACAAATAACAAAATGTTTTACCCTCTCCACAAAATCCACTCGCTTTATATACTACGTATATAACACCCTCATCTAAATTGCCCCAAGCGGATCACTTTGGTAAAACAGCGAAAAGGCTGAAAAACGCTGAAAAGGCTGAAAACACAAGGGATTCGGGGCGATAGATGTTAAAATGAAAAACACCTTAATCGCCCCGTTTTTTGGCGAAAAACGGCGAAATGTTTTACCCTGCTAAAAAAGGGGTAAAACATTTCTGAGGTTGGAAGGCTCGCGTGACGGATGTCTGGGGGCTGGATGACTGAGAAGTGAATTGCCGAGGTGCTGCATACTGAACCGCGTGCGTCAAGAGAGGCGCTCGTTCGCAGACTGGTATGTGAGGCGGGGATTTTTTTTGGAGATACAAAAAAAAAGAAAGAATTATGAGTACTACGACTTGTATCTTTGACCGTAAGAAGAAGGCCACGCGGCAGAAGCCTGGCGTGGTGGAGATTCGTTTCACTTATCAGCGGAAGTCTTATTATATCTCGACGGGTATCAGGCTGAGACTGGGTGAGTGGGCGCTGAACTGTGTCACTAACCGTCCTGACGCGGACTCGCTGAACGATCGGCTGCGCAGGATGCTGAACAGGGCCAACGCGGAGGTTGACCGTCGCGTGGACGGTGGGCTGCCTATCGACGTGGCCGAGATTCGGGCTGTCGTGATTGGTGAGAAGGAGCCTGCAATGGCGGATGTGTGTGCCGACGAGGTGGGCGAGTGGATCGAGGGCCAGTTGCCTCTTCTTGGCGTGCGTACCGATACATTGAAGCATTATAAGACGGTATTGACGCGTGTGCGCGAGTCTGCAATGTTGCGTCGATGGTCTGACTTGACCACGGAGCGTCTGTATGAGTGGGACGCTTGGCTGCACGCGCTGAAGGGCAAGGATGGCGGTCGTATCTCCGATGGCGGGGTTTTTACGTACCACAAGTGTTTGAAGGCTCTGCTGAACCGAGCCGTGCTGTTTGGGAAGATTGACAGAAACCCTTACGACAAGGTGAGGGGGAAGTTTAAGCGCGGCGATAAGCATAACGTGGAGTATCTGACGGAGGATGAGATGGAGGCTTTCATGGCCTTGCGACCTGTGGCTGGTACGCAGATAGCGGTGGCGAAGGACTTGTTCGTGTTCCAGATGTTCACGGGGTTGGCTTACTCGGACATGCGGGCGTTCTCGCTGGCAGACTATAAGAATGTTGATGGCCGGTGGGTGAATATGGGCGAAAGAATCAAGACTGGTGTGGCGTATGTCAGTCAGCTGCTTCCGCCTGTGGTGGAGGTTCTGGAACGTTACGGCTGGCGGTTGCCGACGTTGGACAATGCGGACTATAACCATGCGCTGAAGTTGCTTGGTCAGGCGGCTGGGATTGCCACTCCGCTGCACTCGCACCTTGCTCGACATACGTTCGCAACGTGGATGCTCCGCAATGGGGCGAAGATTGAGAACGTGTCGAAGATGCTGGGTCATACGAATATCACGCAGACGCAAAGGTATGCGAAGGTGTTGGCGCAGAGTGTGTATGAGGACTTTGACAGGATGGAGCAAAAACTTGCTGCGGCTGGGTCGCAGCAGACTGAACATAAAAATCCGAAAAAATGAAAAAACAAAGAATTGGCGCGGTGGCTGTCCTGGTTGCCGTTGTGGTGGGTATGGTTTTCGTCTTCGCTTCTTGTGAGCGTGGTGCTGACATGGTGACGGATGCGGAATCTGTGTCGGTGAGCGTGACGTTCTCACCTTACGAGGTTGAGTCGATGACGTGCGTTGGTGGTGACTGTCATGCCGGAGAACCTCTTGTTGCGGTGACACGTGCGGCGGTGGCCGACTATGCCTCACGGCTGGACGCGTGGGTATATTGTGATGGCAATGAGGTGCAGGCGGTGCATCAGACATCTGGGGATGCTGACTTTGCTACGCTGTCGCTGACGCTTGATAGGCGCAAGACATATACGCTGTATGCGGTGGCGCACAAGGGCGCTGACGTGGCGACGCTTGCCGACGGGGTAGTGTCGTTCCCTGATGACAAGGTGACGCACTCGTTCTTCTACTCCGAGACGTTCTGCCCTTGGGAGAAGACATCCTTGTCGTGTCTGATGTCGCGGATTGTGGGACAGTTCCGCTTGGAGATTACGGACGCAATTCCTTCGGAGGTGGTGTCGTTCAGATTCTCGGTGCCTCAGTCCGCTACGCGGTATGCTGTGGCGGGATATGGCACGAATATGGTTGACCGTGTGAGCACGATTGCGTGGAACGGCGCGAGCCGCGTGTTCAGCATCTTCATCATGGGCGATGATGACGAGGCGACGCTGTGCAAAGTTGGTGTGGACGCTCTGGATGAAGGCGGTGGTGTGGTGCAGTCGCGGACGTTCTCGGACGTGCCGATCAGGAACGGCTACAGGACGAACTATCGCGGCTCGTTCTTCGTTGATGGTGCGGTGTCGGCTGGCTTTTCGGTTGATGATATGATAGACAATGAGACGGTGGATTTCTGATGCTGTCTCGTCAAAGATAATGCGCATTATAGAAGCAAATAATGCGCATTAGTAATAACGTTCATGCGGATGATTTTGGAAAATCATACTGATGAATCAACGAAATCATACGGATGATTTTGGAAAATCATACGGATGATTGGTGCTGCTGCTTTTCGGGCGACATCGTGACGGTGACTACGTGAGTGCGCCGGAGCCCTTGAATTGGAATGACCCTGTGGCGAGGTTTCCAACGGTGCCCTCGGCCTCCCATTGTGTACAGATGGCGGAGCCTGTCTCGTAGTTGGTTTCATCGCCAAAGCGCATAGTGTAGGTCTGACCCACCATGTTGACGTTGCTCTTGATGGCGGCAGAATTGAGCAGCAGACATGAGCATGACATCGACCAGTCTTTTCGGCCAGCGATGAACTCCTGCCACTGTGCCGACGTGGCCGAGGCGATTTCGATGGTTGCGCAGCCTACAGACAGCTTGGCCGACTTGATGCAGGCGATGGCTGTAGAGCCGATTGATATAAGGATGTATCTTCCGTTTAACATAACAATAAACCCGCACTTTATGGGTGTGGGTTTACTGCTGCAAACGATGGTTGCTACTTCTTTAGCAATTCTGAGTAAAACAAGATGACGTAGGTGTCGTCACCTATATCGATGATGCGCAGGTGGCTGAACATGTCATCTTGCACGGTGTATCTTACAGTTTCACTCCAACATTGCGTCGAGCGATGCCTTGAACGCTGGGAACGCTATAATGCCGAGGATAACTACCGCCGATGCGATGACGGGTACGTTGTAACTGATGGCCATCAGCACACCACCTACGGTTCCCATGAGGTACGCGGCGGCCTTGATCATGTTCCAGATTTTCTTTTTTGTCATAATTCTCTTATTCTATCGTTGTACTTCGGTGTAGTATTACGGTGTATTCGTCCTCCCATGGTGAGAATTTCACGGCGATGATTCTCCACCGCCAGTGTGTGTTCCAAAATATAACCTTTAGCATATAGTCAAAGGGCATGAGAAGTTCTCTGCTGCTTGCAATACGGAACTTACCCTCGTATCGGTTCTGCGGCTTTGACAGTACCGTCAGCGTTGGTGGGTTGATGGTGTAGCTGCCAGGATGTACTTGCAGGCTGGCGTATGTCTTGTCGCTGATTGGCTGATTGATGGTCTCAGATTCTCCTTTTCCAGCCAGGGGTATGGTCTGCTGAAGTATCTTAGAGTATAACGCCTGATTGAAAGCGCCAATCTCTCTTGTGCGCGTCATCTCGATGGTTATCTTGTAGTACTTCGCCTGCGAAAGGTTGGATGCTGACGCGGAACTGATTCGCACGAATATCGGAGCGAACGGTGTGGCTGTGGGTGGTATATAGAAGAACTGGTTCCACTGGTCGTCAGTCAACTTTATCTCGCCCGTTTCCTTGTCGAAGGTTACGGGTATAGTGTATCCTCCACTCTGCCATGTATGGATAGAGCGATAATGGCGCAGATAGGCGGTTGGCTGTGCGCCAAGTGATGGCCCGGTATAAATGAACACCGAGAGATTGATGTCGTTCGCCAGTGCCTCATTGCCGAAGCTATCTGGATTCGGACCCCACTCCAGTTTTATCTTCAAGATGCTTGCACTTTGATACGTATTGAAGAATCCCTGCGTGGCGATTGTTGTAGATGTATGTGTGCTACTATAACCGTACACAATATCGGTCGATACGCTGTCTCGGTCGCCATAGACCAGGAGTGATGTGCCGAGGGCTGCGCTGGCATTGCTCGACGCCGACGTGTTCATTATCGGGCTGGAGAAGGCTTGTTCGTATGGCTTGAGGTAGGCATACAGGAAGTTGTTGCCCTGACTGTCCGAATATTCGTCGAGGTTGAAGTTGTGCTTCTCGGTCATGTCCTCCTCGCCATCATACTCCACGATTACCTCCTTTAGGGGTTTGACCACGGACAGCTTCGCTTTACTGTCGGCGTTGGTCATGGTCAAGGGTTTGGACGTGTTGCCGTTGGAGTAGGCGTCCGTGGGGCGTTCGCCTACGGTGGTGCCAGAAACGGTGTAGGCGATGTAGTTTCCCTCGTAGTTGTAATTGCTGAAGATGAGCGTCTGGCGAGACTCTCTCAGTGTCCAGCCGTAGAGCGTGCAGACCGCGCCGAGGAACCACCCCAAGCTGTTGGGCTTATAGCGAGCTTCGGTGTTGTCTCGCGCGAAGGTGCAGTTAGAGTTAAACGGACTGATGGCGAGCGACGACACCATCGCGTCGAGCGCAGGGCCATCGTCTGGGGTGCAGATCTTTTCGATGGTCACGCCAAGTTTACTGATGATCTGTCCCATGATTTCGCGGAATGTCATGCCGCGTGGCGGTTCTATAGTGTCAAAATCTATCTCGTCAGCCAGTCCAAGCGGAGACACGACGGGAAACTCTCTGATGTACGGATTGCCACCGAAGCGCGTTGTGAACTCCTGGGTCTGTATATAGCCCATCCATACGAGCGTACCGTTGTAGAGTACTTCAACATATCGGTCGAACATGTCTGTGGGAGCCATGTCGTCGAGAGCTCCGAAGTTCAGCTCTACCAGCCGGAGGTAGCCTGTGCTATATCGCAGCGTGGTCAGCAGGTCTTTGTCTTTCTTCTCTTCGTAATAGAACGGATCGGCAGCAGGACACGCTATGCCGCTTTCCTTGACGAGTGCGGTCGATCCGCCCGTCCAGCCTTCGGCATAGATATTGACGACACATGACGAGCCGTTAAGTGTGGTGAATGGAACAATCCATCTGAGTGCTCTTGCCATAATGCTATGCTATGTTATGTTATGCGAATTTTGCCGTGATATATTCTCCATCTCCTCGCCGTTCTTCTACGTTGTCGATGACCAGCATGATATCCTCACCGTGTATGACAGCCGACAGTTGTAGGTTTCTCAGTCCGGCTGCACCTTGCAGGCCGTTGGCGAGGTTGTTCTGTTGGGCGGCGTTCAGAATAAGTTCGCCACTGTTCACGCCAATAAAGCCTCCGCTCGATACAGGCATACGCAGCCGGTCTCCGCTCTTGCTGTTGCCTGGAATAAGCATACCTCCTGCCGCACGGCCCACGATGCCGCCGTTGGCGAAGGGAAGGAAGTTAGAAACGCTGTTGGTCGCAAGTGCTGCTGTGTTAGCCGCCAAGGCTGCTGTGTTTAGTCCAACAGCGACGGTGTTGGCGGTCTGCGTCGATGAACTGAATATAGAAATAACGGTCTCTACACCCTGGATGACGGTCATAATGCCTTGCATGACGCTGATGACCCTTGTTATTTCGTCAGGGATTTTTATTCCAACCTGTTGAAGGCCACTTGCTACCTGTGAGAGTCCGCTGGTGAGTTTGCCGTATTTGTCTTTGAATTTATCCCACTCTTTATCATCTCCTTCTTCGTCTTTCGAGATATCGCCGGTGTTGAGGTTTATCTTGATAGGGTCCACTTCCATCTCCTTGAATTTCTCGTTGAGTGCGTCCTGAATAGTCTCCCAGTCCATGTCCTCTATATTCTCACCACTGAGGATTCTCTTTCCGAGCGCTTGTGGATCAATGTCGGCGAGCTGGACACCGTTTTTCACCATCTCGCTGATGACTCCTGAGAAGGCATTGGCATCGGCGAGGTTCTCGGTGAGCTTGTTGTAGAGGTCGGAGCCGATATCGCTCTTGCTGATTTCTTCTTTCAGATGGGCGATGTATGCCGAGATGTTGGCGGTGGTGGCGGAGAAGTCACCAGCGTTGACGGGTGCGACTGTTCCTCCAGCAGCCTTAATTTTCTTCTGTGCCTGGTAGAACGCTCCGAGGTCGCCTGACTTTTGGGCGTTGGCGGCTTCCTCTTGCGCAGCAGCGAGTTTATCCTGTGCTGCTTTCAGTTTACGAGCAGCTTCGGCGGCTTCCTTCTGCTGTTCGTTCTCGTAGTCGATGCCGGCAGCGAGGCTGGAGGCTTTCTCTGCGGCATCCTTGAATCCTTGCGTGTACTTGGCATTGCCGGTGACGTTGGCAGCGTTGAGGTATGCGTCGGCGAGTTTCGATTGTGCCTGCTGCATAGCCTTGTCGTAGTCCTCGTTCTTGATAAGGCCTGCTTTCCATTTGGTGATGGTGTCTGCCACGTCCTGCTGGGCTTTCTTCACCTGCTCGGCG